CACTTTCGGTGTCTCTAGTTGAAGTTGAACTCCAAATAGTTTGCCATGCATTCCATTCAGTTTGTGCAGCACCTTCAACTAATAATTGCCATGCAGCACGATCACCAGATAGATCGACTGTCAGATCAGCAAGACGATTCTCGTCATACCAAACATCTGATACTGGATCCAGTTGAACTTTACCTAAGAAATCAATAACATTAAATGGATTAATGTTTACAGAAGTTGATGCAAGATTCTGTGTTACATAAGGAATCTCTGTGTAGTCAACTGTAAAGATTGGTCCACGACGATTAATATTCGTATTATCTCCGTCACTTGAAGAATATGTTAATGCACGGGATGTGATGTTGTACGATGGACGCAGTAATTTCTTTTGACGATCAATAGATGCTCTGAAATCAAAGTCAAGAACGTTAGATACAGAAGTACCATTAAATCCATCAACGATGAATCCGTTCTTAAATCTTGGAAGATTCTGTGCATCAAGAATACTTAAATCTTGCTTAGTTGCTGTCTCTAATTCCAGTAAAGATAACGAAGTATAATACTCTAGATTCTCAATTCTCTTTTCTAAAACACCAATATCCTTCATTGTATAACGTTGATTACGAACTGGTTTGATTGATATCAGTCTTGGTGTATCAACATATGGAGGATAGTTCAAGACATATAATGTCATTGAATCTTCTTTGTCTTGTGGTTCTGATGGTTTTACAGCAGAAATTCCTCTAATTACCTCAAACTCACGAGCAGTATTTAAAACTACTTTATCAATACGTGGTAAGTAGTTTCTGTAAGAGGTAGTGATATCTGTACCATTTTGAACAATTCTTAATCCTGTTGTAGAATCACTGAAAACTTTAGTGTTAGCAAGAGTTTTATCGTTTGCAGATGCATCTAAACGAACAGGACGGAAATCAAAATAGTCTCTTAAACTATACTCAGATTGATCTGATGTTTGTGATTGATATACAGGAATCGTTTCATATGAAACTTCAGCAAAACCATTATTGTGACCACGTAAATATGAATCTACTGTAAAATAACCTGGTGTATTTGAAGTCGCATATTTGTTATAACGAATTAACAGTGGTCCTGTAGGCGGCGTGACACCTGCCTTTAATACAATGCCTGCGTGATCGTAGTAACTGTCTCTTTGTCCATTGTCTAGCAAATAACGACTCGTTACGTTTGCAGCAGCACCAAGATTTGCTTCAGTAATTGCAGATCCTTGGAAGTCAAAAATGGCGTTAATAGAAACAACATCAGAAACATATAATGACTGAGAAACGCCTGGTAATTTATTTACATGTGATTGGCTTGCAATTTGTGTTTGTCCTTGATCTGCAATAACATATACGGCAGAGTTACCAAACACATCATTTGCAGTACCAGTATTTTGAACTTTTACATTTGAACGGACATAGTTTTTATTCTTAGATGAAGCAGTTGTTGTTACAGTGATAAACATATCAACTGTACCGGTATATGTTGATGAGAATGTTAATACTGTACCAGACATACTCAGATTTGCTGCAGCAACAATCTGATTAGGGACATAAATTCCAGATGATGTTTTAGTCTGAACTAATAGTTTTTCTTGTTTTGTTGATGTTGACGATGATGATGAAACGGAGAAAGTTTCACCACTACCAAGATATGATGCTAAGTCAACTGAATTCGAACTTACAGAAACACCAGATAAGAATTTCTGGTATTCGTATGAGAAAGAACCAATCGAATTCTGTGAGACAAAATCTTCACCAATCTTAATTAATAATGGTTCAGTTCCTTTTTCTGAAATAAACACATTCTCATAGTTTGATGCCAAATCTTTTGAGAACTGATAAATGTTTGCAGCAGAAGTAAACTGAGATGGTGAAGCACCAGGTTCTACTATTGACTCTGCATCTTTAATTTCAAAGTCAATAGAGTAAACACTAGCAGTTGTTGGTGCTACAGAAAATGGTGGAGTAACGGTAATATTTTTTGTTGAGTTATTGTAACTTGTAATTATTCTTGGAGACTCGCCTGCTCCAGGACCAGAAATAATTCTAATTTTTGCACCACGATATGCATTTGCAATATTTGACATATCTCCAAGTGTGGTGCTTCCGATTTGAAAAGCTGTAGTATTTACAGAAGCAGCGACTGATGCAATAATAGAACCCACATTAATATCAGTTAAGAATGTTCTATAAATGTAAGTATTTGCATCTGATTGACTTGATGCAGTGGTGTCAAATGCTACACTCTTAACTCTTGCAGTACCAATTTTAGTGTTGTTATAAACACCAGTATTTGCAGTCCAAATACTACTGTTTGCTACGCAGTGAATATCTACTTGTCCTAATGTATCAGTCGGTAATAACGCAAAATGATTCCATGTGTAGAGATAAGAACCATAGTCTCCAGACACACGTTTTAGAGAAACATTAACTGTATCTCTAGGTTTTGCAATAGTAATCTTTGTTGGAGCAACAGATTGATATTCATATCCTTTGACATATGCTTTACCAGGAGACAAAGTGATATCAAGATTTGCCGTATTTGATGTATTAGTATCTAAAGAAACTAAAAACGGATTTACAACATAATCACCAGATTCATCAAAAGTTCTACGTGCAAAAGTTTCTTCCAGTTCTGCATATAAAGGTATTCTATTAATTTTTTGTAGAACGCCTTCTTTTACTTGAGCCAATTCAATAAACTTAGATATATCTGTACTGTCTAAACTACGAATGGCCAATTTTAATTCTATTTTAAAACGATCAGATCCAGGTGCTTGGAAGTTTGATGCACCTTGTGCAGGATCAAGTAAAGATGTATCGTCAACAGATTCAATGATACTTTCTGTTACTTCAAAACCGATTTTAGCATTTGCTGTATTATTGTTATAAATTGATGTAGCAATTGTTTGTGCATCAACTTGTACAAAATAACCATCGTAATAATAGACACCTTGATTCACAGAAAATACTTGACCTGTTCCGATACCGGAAGTAGAGATGTTTGCACGATTTGCAAATGCATCTCCTCCATCTTCAACTGTTTTGATTGAATCACCAGATGCAAAATTAGTACCATAAATTTGTTGTACTAACAGAGTGTGGGGAGAATTAGCAGTTGCATCAATTACTTTTAATACTTGACCACGTTTTGTATCATCTGTAGAAAGAATGATTTTATCTACAAAATCATCAGCAACAATATCGGTTGTTACATACTGAGAATCTAGATTCATGTAGGTAACATCTTGTAAGAATACTTGTCCTCCAGTTACAACAGAACCGTTTTTAAAAATATGATTACCAAATCTTTCAATTTGTTTTTGTAGAATAGTTTGAGACTGAGTTAATTCACGAGCCTGAACAGCATAGCCTGGCTTGTATAGTAATCTTAGAAATTTCTTATCTTCATCAAAATCATCATAGTATGGATTTACATTAAAATTCGTGCTGATTGCCATGAATTAACCTTTAAAATTTAAGAACAAATTTAATATCTTCTGCTTGACCATCCTCTCGGTCAATTGCAGTTACATTTTCTACGTGAAGTAAGTCGCCAGAAAATGGTTGAAACTCTGGATTTTTAACAGAAACAACGGTTCTCTGTACTAGAGAATTTGCACCAAGTAGATTCAAACCGGTTACCATTGTTCCTCGAACACCGGAAAGTTTGACAACACCTTGTCCAATATCTTCTTCAACAATATATCCATACGCAGATGGATTTGATAAAGCCCCTTGATAAACGAATTCATTTTGTTGGTAGTTTGCTCCAGCAACCAGATTTAAATTAGTGGTTTGACTGATTGCTGCATTTGCATTTGAAGAACTGATAACAGATGTTTGACCATATTTATGCGGATCTCGTAGAATTCCATACTGTCTAAAGTTAGTATTTGCGGAAATTAAGCCACCTTCAGTAGAATCAATTTCTCCAACTCTAACAGAAACCATAATATTTTTGGCTCCCAATTGTTTCGCTGAATTATAAGCAAAACCATATTTTGGAGCCAGTATTACTCTAGTATTTGCACCGGTTCCAGAACCATAAACTATAGCGTTTGCAAAGGAATAACCGATACCTACTGTAGTAACTTTAATGTTAGCGACATTACCAGAAGCATTTAAGAAAACTCTACCTTCTGCTCTAGTTCCATCACCCTGAATTGCAACTCTACTTGTTAATGACAACGGAACTGTATTTCCTCCAGTTCCATTTGTTTCAGTCGATAGTGTTAATAAACCAGAAGCCACATTTACAGAAGAAATAAAGGTTGCTGGACGAATACCTTGACCACTAACTGACATATTAGTCAGATTAGAAAGAGAAGGAATATTGAATTCGTTTAGGACAATAGTTGTATTTGAAATCTGAAGAATGTTAGTTCCAGAAATAAATGAAACGACATTTACGTTTGAATGTTTATAACCAGATCCACCATTTGTAACAATGATTGTCGTCAATTCACCATCAACAATACCCAATGAGTTTACAGTATAATCCAACTGGATATTTGATGTTGGAGCAGGAATCCAATCTTCCGTAATAAACTTATTGGACGGTTTAATATTGTACAAATATTTCCAACGATAACCGTCTGCGGTATCAATAACACCATTAGATGTAGAATAATCTCCAGTTGGTTCAATCGTTGAATTTGCTGATGTATTATTTGACAGACACATATAGACGTTACGTGCTGTCGTAATTACGTACATCGGTTTTGTATTGAGAGATGTATTTGCTGTCAATAGAGATTCATAGTATGTACGATCATCATATTGTTTGTATTTTGTATTTGCAGTCCAATTGATTCTTGGAACAACATGCTCAACATCGTTACCGGTAATTTTTTTACCACCAATCATGTTATTCCAAACAGATTTTTCATCTCTGATAGTATCTTCAATATCTAAAGGAACACTTTCGTTTGGATATGCTAAGTGATTACCAATAAACACATAAGAAACTGTAGGAGAAGCTTCGGAGAAACTTTCCTTAAACTGTTCCGCAGTATTGAATCTTGTTTTTAACGTAGTTACTGTATTTGCCATGGAATTATTTATTTGTCATTTTAAGGTATTGGCGTATTAGTATTTAATACATAGACAGCATTTGCTAGTCTATTAATTGCATCCTGAACTGTTAGTGGAGGACTAGTTGCCCAAATAGACGAATTTGCAGCTGAGTAATCGTCAGCAGAATTTGCTTGTGCATAAGCCGAGTTGGCTTGAATAAAAGCACCGTTAGCATAATCTGCAGCAGAGTTTGCAACATTTGACGGAGTATTTGCATAAACAGAAGCAGAATTTGAAACTTCATATGCAGCATTTGCCTGAATGAATGCACTATTTGAGAAGTCTGAAGCGTATACTGCAATAGCTGAAGCACCATTTGCTTGATTAAACGCACCATTTGCATATAGTGCGCCAGAGTTTGCAACATGTGATGGAGTGTTAGCTGTTACAAATGCAGCATTAGCAATATTTTGAACAACTGATCCGTTAGGTTCTAAACGAATGACTCCAACCATAGATCCTGGATGATTTAGACATTGGTAAGCATACTGTTCATTCATCAAATCATTTGGAACTTTCCAGTATAGAACACCAGAATTTTTACCTTGTGCTTCATCGTTAAACGATACAACACCTGTTGGCGAAACGTGAACTAGACGAGTCGAAACATTGACTCCGCCTGCGGTAATCCTAATTGCAAATGGATGATTGTCAACATAATTCAAATCAAATGCAATGGTTTGGCCAGGCAAGAAATGTAAAGTTGGATTATTTCCAATATATTGATCGAACAAATATGCGGTTGTTCCTGTATAAGAAACATTGAGTCTTGTTGCTGCCTGTAAATAATTTAAATTTGCCAATGCGTATGCAGCGTTTGCTTTTGTTAGTCCTGAATTTGCATAAGAACCAGAAACATTCTGTGAATTATATGCAGCATTTGCCTGAATGAATGCACCGTTAGCATATAAAGCAGCAGAGTTTGAAATTGCAGATGGAGTGTTGGCTGCAATAAATGCCGCATTTGCATAAGTTCCTGTTGAATTTTGAGAGTCATATGCACTGTTTGCTTGTAGAAATGCAGCGTTAGCATAAGATCCAGCAGAAAGTGATCCTGTATTCAATGAACTAAATGCTGCATTGGCTTGAATAAAAGCACCATTAGCATACAGTGCCGCAGAATTTGCTTTGTCAACTGTAAAGTCTAATACTGTATCAATCTTCTGTAACTCTACCTGTTTTGTTACGGGAGTTCCAGAACTCTTATCTACGATAACAAGTAGAGTATTTTGAGTATTAGAATCTAATGTTGTTGCAACCGTTAGTTGAGATATTTTTGTGTTTGCCATTTGTTATTCCGTCGTAATAATTACATCATCCTCTGTTACCAGAACGTTTCCGTTATCGTCTAGAAGTTCTGCCGTACCACTACTAATTCCGTCCACAACTCCAAGAACTGTAAATGGTTGTAGATTTGCAGTGTATGTAAATGGTACTGTAGCGATAGTTACACCAGGAACGTTTGTAGTTATCTGTGAAACTTCGACATTTGTGTTACTAATAATCGATTCTACAATGTAGATTATGCCATTTACAGATATAGCATCACCTAATGAGATGTATCCTTTTGAATACGCATCTTCGAATTTTGTATTTATTCCACTTAAATAGATCGATCCTTCGCCAACGTTTACTCTACCAGAAATAACTTTTATTGGATTAATGTGAATAATGTCAACATTTGCGACATTCGCAGTCTTTTCTATCTGATATCGTGCATAGTTTACCAGTCCAGCTGGATGTAATAGTTCTTTTAATATCTGTTTGTATTTTCTAAATTCCACTCTAGAAGATGTTACATATGAATAATCTACATAATAATCACGTCCCTGAATCTTTCTTTCGGTTGAGGAAATAATAGAATCTGAAGTTAACCATTTTCCAGTGAATGTTACAAATGAACTTTCGATCTCTGCCTGTGCATTTGCTTTACCATCGCCAGATAAAGTCAGATTAATAAATGGAATATACTTGTATCCTCTACCACCATCTAGAATACGAATACGAACAATCGCACCTGGAAGTTTTGATCCACGTGCGGTAAGATTTTCTCCATCTCCCATACAAGAATCAATAACAACATTCGCATTTACACCGTTGCGAGAACGAACAGTCAAAGTTGGAAAATTGTTTTGTGTATAGTTAATTCCACCAACTGGATACACATTAAATCTTCCAAGTGCAATATCTGAATTTGTTGTTGTATATGTGAATGTTGAATTGACATTCGCTTCTGTGGAACTAGTGATTGCATTAATAAATTTAATTTCGCCATTTACAGTGATCTTATCTCCAACTGTCAAGTCTGTACTAAAGTTAGTCCCTGTTCCTGTAATAATATGACTGTTTGCTGCGACATTTACTGTTCCTGTAATTCTTGTTGGTTCTATAGCAATTTTTAATATACCTCCACCACTATCAACGGAAGTAACTCTTGCTGCAGCACCAACTCCTGCTGTTAATGGAGGATTTGGACCAAAAATAACTTCATCACCAATTCTGTAATTTTCTCCTTTGTTTAGGATTTCATAACCACCAATAGATTTAAAACCTGTAATAGAATGAGTTACAGTGCCAGTTTGAATTATAGCGCCTTGTGTTTCAATAATTGGAACAGTATTTAAAACTGTGTTTGATGAAATTACTAAACAAGAGTCTATTCCGCCAACTGTAATAGTTCGTGGATTCATCAGTTCAACTATCTTAGATGTATTATTGACAGTTTTACCAGGAATTCCATAATCAGTAGTATCGATTGCTAATGAAGAAACATTCGCAATCAAAGTATCCGAAAGAATTGTATAAGTATTAATTACATTTGAGCCAGTAGTATTTACTGTAGAAATAGTTCCATTAACTGCTAACGGTGGATCAAGTGTATCAATTATTCCACCAACCGCAAATCCTGCACCAAATTTTTGAACAGTAATTGTATCAGCAGTACCGGCAAAAACTTCGTCAATAATTGCAACAGCTTCCTGTTCAGCACCACCACCAGAAATAATAACTAGATCATTATTAGCATAGTTTGAACCACCCTCAATAACATTGATTGCACGAAGTGCAGATGAAGTCAAAAGTTCAAAATTTAATATAGTACCATCAACAATAACATCGGTAATGCAATATTCGCCATTCTCAAAATTTCCAACTAAAGTCTTTGAATTGACATATAAATCTTCAATATTTCTATTAGAAATCAAACTGACAGCAAAACGTTCAATAATTGCAGATGCTCTCGATGTTTTACCAATTATTTTACGATTGTTAAACAAACTAAAATCAAAATCATTAAAATAAATTTTGATTGTCGCATTATTTGCTGGAGCCGTATTGAAGATAATCTTTTTATATGCCTGATTTACAATATAACCATTTGTCTGAACACCATTTACTAAAACCGTTCTTACAGTAAATGCAGAACTAGGTAACAAAAATGTTGTTTTACTTCCATTTCCAGTGTGTACAAGATACAATTCATTTGGATCAATACGTAATGAATTCTCTATGGACCAAACACTAGAAGATGCTTTTAAGACTTCATTTTTTGGTTCTATAATCTGAACTTCTTCATTAAATAAAAGTCTAAACAAAAACTTATATGATTCAATACTACCTTTTGATAGATAAAGTCTATTTAAATTTTTAAATAGAATATCTTTTCTTACCTCTGCTTCTTTTGGTAAAAGAGCTGCAAATTTTTCGTAGAAACGATCCTCAAAATCATCCAAAGATAAATCAATATCGGAAACACTACCAATACTTTTTGCTTTAGAAATTAAGTCATTATTTAAAGATCCTTGTTTTTCTTCTAAAAATTCGTAATAAGCCTCCAAAAATGAAATAAATTTTGGATACTCGTCACGAACAAATTCTGGAACTTGTTCTAAAATTAAATTGGATGTTTTAAAATTTGTCATTTAAACTTCGGATAAATCTACTGTAATTGCCGCAGAATCGTTTATGTCTATCTCTAAAATTGTGTTACGTTTAGTTTCTACTATACCCTTTTCAGATTCAATAGTAAGTCTAATTAAATTGTCTGAAGAATAAACTTTTTTCACATTTACATCAGTCAACACAATTCTTCCAGTGTCGTAATTTATTTTTCCAGCATTTTCATTGACAATTTGTTTTTGAGCATCTGCATCATAATAGACGGTTCTTAATGTTCCTGTTCTAGAAGTAACGATAGCTCCAGCTGTAGCTCCAGTTCCTCCACCACCTTCGATGTAAACAACAGCTCTAGTATAATTAAAACCTTTATTTGTTAATGTAATTTTTTCCACTCTTCCATTAACAATAATTGCTTCCGCTGTAGCTCCTGTTCCATCTCCAACAATTCTAACAGTCGGAGGAGAAGTATAATTAATACCAGGATCTACAACTTGAATATCTTCAACGCCAGTATATGTTTCCGCAGATTCTTCATATGTAACTGTTCTAACAGCACCAAAAGGATCTATAACATCAAACTCCGTTGAAGATAATCTATTAGTTAAAGTTCCTCTGTGCAACGGTGTATTAAAATCAATTGTATAATTCTTCAACTCATTTAGAACTGGTTCAAATCTTTTCTGTATTCTAACAACAACTTCAGAACCTATAATTGAATTGGTGTTTGTTTGATCTATCGCATCTTGTAGTTTTGAAAGAACAAATCTACCACCAAATCTATTTAAGTTAAGTTCTCTATAAAGTATTATAGCTGTTTTTATCTTATTTTTTATAACTTCAGGTTTGTCAATAGTTTTTCTTTTATCATATTTTACATATGAATTTACCAAAACATAAAGATAATCAGGATCACGTATTTCAGTTTGAATTGCTATGATTGATTTTGGTTTTAAAATCTCATCGATGATTCTTTGTTTTTCTAATTCTGAAATATAGTAATTAGTTTTTGGTTTTAATGATACAATTACTTTACCGTATGATGGTGGAATATCATCTTCACTTCCCCATACAGAAACAGAATCTACATTCGGATAACTTCTTTTAATATAAGATTCATAATCCTTATAAGTTACCAGTCTATTCTGTGTTGCGAATTGTAATGGTGCTGAATAACGAATACTTTCTACAGATTCACGTTCAGAACTTCCACCAGCAACAGAATTAATACCTATATTAATATTTCCAAATCCAGCTATTCCAGTAACTGGAAGAAAACTTGTTGCTTTGTTTGCTTGTTGGCCATTACTAACAACATATTGTATATTCACAACACAACCATCAGGTAATGCTTTTCCAATAACATTATCTCCAAAGTAAATTTGATACTTTGAATCTTTTGTTTCTTCAACAAAATAAACTTGTGAACTGCCATCAATATCTAAAAGATTTGATGCAAATGTATATGTTTCAATAGAACTGTTACCTGGATTTGATTGAACAGTAACAATCAAACTTTCAGTATCAACATTAATATCAGGTATTACAAAAACACTTTTTGGATTTGAAGTTGAATTATATGTGTATGAGTTGGTAATTATATCACCCTCATAAACTTTTACATTCTCATATATAAATTGATCTCCAGTTCTTGTAACTGTAATTGGTTCTAGAACATTAAAAAGATAAGAAATATTATCAATCAAATCTGATTGAAGTCCGAATCCTTGTGGTAATGTAAGAGAAGTTGTTGGATTATTTGTAGGTACCGTGACCGTTATATTTACGTTTGCTACAGCCGGTTTTCTTGAATGAGGAACATATCCCAACATCTTAGCATGTGATACGACAGAACTTCTCAAAACAGCAGTATCCAAAAATGCTTCATTTGCTACCATGTTGAGATAGTAAGCATTATAATGAGTATTGTATGCTAGAATATCTAGCAAAATGTTTAAACCAGAACCTTCAAAATCATAGTCTTGAAACTCTGTTTGTTGACTCAAAAAGTTTTTGAGATTGTTCTTGATTGTATCAAAATCAAGGTCGGTTATTTGTAAACGATCAGCCATTATCGTATCTGCATTAGTTGAAATGTTACTTTAATTGGTTGTAAAGCATTCACAATTCTAAACTCCAATATTACTGTGAATGAATTTAAATCATAATTAGGACTTACTGTGATATTGTCTATAGGTTGCATCACTCTAGGTTCGTAGTTTGCAACAATATATTCTATCTCTTTTTTTATTCTGTCGGCAACCAGTTCATCAATATTTTCAAACAACAGACTGCGTATTTTTCCACCAATATCGGCACTGAAAAACTTCTCACCCTCGTTCAAAGAAACTAAATTCTTGATGGAGTTAATTACTGCCAAGTTTCCGGTGTGTTTGTTTATGTCTTTTCTGACTGGATGGACGTTAAAATTCAGGTCTAAATCCCTGAATTCTCTAACTATATTGGTCTGAACTGTTGCCATTTTCTATTTATAGTTTCTCTTTAAGTTTATCGGTCCCAATATACTTGTCAACAAGATGTGCTCCAAGATCCGTAAATCCAGAAAACTTCATAATATTCATGACATTATTTGACAAATTTCTTATGTTACCATAATAAGTAACATCATGATTTCTTCTAGTATCCATAAAAGTCGTAATCTCTGTTAATAATCCAACTATTTCTGTTATTCTAGACTGACTTAAATTTGATGCGTAATATCCTGGAAGTCCAGAAACAAAAATGACACTGTTTACTAAATCAGTATAAGCTGCATCTAATTTGACAGAATATATTAACAAGTCATCTTCTACAAACAAACTTGTCATACTTCCAAGAATAACTGAGTTATTGGCAACTCCCTCAAATTTAGAAATTAATGTTTGTGCTTGTTGACCAAATCCCATAGCCATAGAATAATCTGGTATAGCTAAATTACTACTAGTTTCAACTCCTGATATTCTTTGTGTGTGTCTAAAAAAGTTATTAGCAGCAGTTACTAGATTTGCAGAAGCACTGTTTGCGTTTGCCAAGTACAAATAAGTATTAGCCGAATTGTATATGTTGTTTGCAGTTATACTAATTGAATTAACAACATTTGCCAAAGGATTTTTTAAATACAGAGTTGTACTTGTCTCGTTATTTAAAACAGCATCATATTGCCACTTAGTTAAAAGCGGTTGAGTGTAGAGAACAACTTCATCCATATTTCCTTTTGGATCAAGTGCATCTCCAAATTTGGACATATTAAAATTTAGTCCTAAAGAGTTATATAATGGTGTACTCATAATGGTTTAACAAAAACTGCGCTAGGGATTGCTTGTCTATTTGCCGGTTCTAAACACGTTGCAACATCTGTTATTCCTACTATTATAGGAAATGAATTTACTAATATTCTTGGAGCAGTAGTTCCCAACATAAAAACAGCTTTACAGTGAATCTCACATCCAGGAGATCCGCAACAATGATGAGGAGCTATTTCTGTTCCAACTGTAGCCATTGGTATACCATTTATTTGAACATTCAAATGACAAGTTGGTCCAGTAACAACACCTCTATCAGAGACAACATCGCTTAATTTAACTGCAAATGACATTTATGCTCCAGTATTAATTTTAACTTCAGGAGTTCCGCAAATATCTTTTTGTGTCTTAACAATACTTGCATCAGTAATTGGAACGTTAGTTTTATATCGATTTATTTGAGCTTCAGCTTGACGATGTAAACAATCATTTAAACTATTTCTAACATCTGATTCTTCAGCTCCGGCTATAAGTCTAGATTCGGCTTCTTGAGCACACGATCCACAATCTTCGTCATATTTGTGTACATCAATCCATTCTTGTAATGCTTTATTTTCTAAATTTTTTAATTTATTTTTATAATCATCACTAATATTATCTATTTGTTCTCTTAACTTATCTCTATCATCTTTAATAGCATTAACAAATTCATTCTTTTTATCAATCATGTCTTGTGTTAATTCTTTTGTTTTATTTTTTAATGCAGCTAAAGTACAAACTCCTTTAGTATAATCTTGAGTTGCAAGTTGAAGTGCATTTAAACTTTGATAAGAATTGAACGCTTTACCTAAGTTACCAACAAAATTACTGGTAGAATTTACAAGTTTTTTAGCACCATCAAGTGTTGGTATACCCGTGACTAACACAGAAGCATCTTTATAAACAGCTGCTCCAGAATCAACAACTGAATTCCAACCTATGGCATTTTTTGCTTTATCTGGTAGTGTTGCTCCCCAAGCAAATGCTTCATCAACAGCAGATTGCCCAACTTTAATAGTTCTATCTAAGAGTGTTGGATCTGGAACAATAGCGTTACCAGCAGCAGCTCTAGCAACTTCAGGATTAAAAGTCCATTGTGCTGCATCAACAACAACAGATGCTTCTGCTGCATAAGATACTGAACTTATTTGTTTACCAGTTGCGTCCGTAACTATTCCTCCAGAAGCAAATGGAGCTGCTGGAATTCCTGTTATTGGATCAATTTTAAAATCAACTCCGGCTACAGCATCCGTTGCTCCACCAGCAGTAGTTGGTGCAGGAGGAGATTCTGATGAACCACCTGGAGTTGGAACATTTACTAAATTAATTGTCGAACCAGAAACTGTATTTAAACCACCAGCTCCATATGTTGCTGATCCAGTACCGGAACAAGTTAAAACTCCAATAGCAGAAACATCTGTTTTAACTCCATCAACCGAAGTGAATGCAGATAACAATCCTCCTAAAGAACTACTTACTATTCCAGATAAGGAAGCTGATAGTGTAGCAGAAGCACTGAAATTAGATGAAGCATTAAACGTAATTGATTTTTTAGAAATTCCTGTAAAATCTCCATCTGAAACAAAAGTAACTTTTCCTTTAACAATATATGTTAAATCACCATCAATAAAGTAAATCGAATTACCTTTAATATAGTTAATATCATTACCAAGAATGTTTCTTGTGTGATTTAACATTACTTTTTGTTGAACGCTACCATCTGGTCGCATTTCTAGATTAGATCCATTTTTATGATACAGATGGACTCTTTCATAATTAGGAGTATCGTCTAGTTCTAACGCATGACCTGCTTCTGATTCAATTACTTTGTTGTATGGATATTTTGCATTATAAGATGGATTCTGTTCAAATATAGCTTTGTTATTTTCTAGTTGTGTTATTTGTTCTGGTGTAAAGTCAGAATCACCTCTAGCCAATCTAGTTGTAGTCGGTTCATCTAAAGTTCTTGGATAACCAGTTGGAGACTGTCCATACTTTTTTGGTTGAGTTGCAAAGTTTGTTCTAGGATCATTAAATCCTTTTGATGGATCAGCAGGATCTAGAGGAATTCCAGGTAACACACCCATCATGATTGGAATTTGTGCGTTCTGACCGTCCATGAAAAATCCGACAATTGTATCTGCTTCTTTTGGAGAATAAGGATTAGTTTCATTCAACGGAAGCATTGCCTGAGCCCATGGCAAATCTTTAGTTGGTAAATCTAATTTGTTTTCTGTATGCCAACCAAAAATTCTCACTCTACAACGTCCAAGTTTTAATGGATCTTGTCTATCTTCTACTATGCCAATCCACCAAACAAATCCATTTAATCCTATAAAACTATTATCCATCATATCATCATTCCTCCGGTAGAAAAGATACCAGACAATTGTTTGGCTCCTTGTTCTCCCTCATCAAAATCACCCAATTTACTTGTCATATCATCTGTTGCTGCTTCAAATATAGTTTCGTGTTTATTGATTGAGATTATTTGTCTAGAAGAAATTACAGTATATTTACCATATTTTGTAGTGTCGATATTGTTATCTCCATCTACTATAGTTCTTTTTTGTCCATATAATCCAATATTTAATCCAGAACTTATTCTAAAATCTCCAGGTATAGCTCCAGTAATTCTTTTATTCAAAAACATTTTAAATAATCCTTCACGTTGCAAAATAAAATCTTCAGAATTGTATCTAATTGTACTGTCATTATCTTCTTGTTGACCAATTCTGGTTGTTATGTATTTACTTCTTCCTCTTTCTAATTCAGAAGGATACATCGTTATTCTAGAATTAAAATTTTCCATAACATATTTTCGTTCATCATCTTGAATCATTGGAATGTTTGGAATACCTTGGAAACCTTTAAGAGAAGTTTTATAAGTATCTAAAAAATCGGAAGTTATTTTCTTATAACTTTTTGTTACAGGATCTAATCCTAAAAATGTACCAGCATAAATTCCAGACTCAATCGTATCAATAATATTAAACTGTGAATTTATTTTTAATTTTCTAAGTCCTCTAATTTCTTGAGACATAGACTCTGCTGAATCAGATATATTTTTAACTTCTTCATTTATATTTCTGACTGTAGGTAAATTACGCAAAGAAGTTAAATCTGCAAAATTATAACCAAAAGTATTCTCAAAGAATAAGTAGTTTGGCATAGAATACTTATTAACACTTCTTTTAGCAATCCATTGTATTGCATCAATTGGATTTAAGTTAGGAATTATTTCTTTCTTATTTCCCTTACTCTCAGTAAATATACCTATTTTCTTTAATCTATTATCACCCAATTCAGAACTACTAACTCCTAAATATTCAGTCAGTATCAAAGCTACCATTTGAGTATGAGTGATACCACTAAACGATCTGTTTAGTTTCTTTTGTAAAGAAAGTATATATTCTTCACTTATTAGATTAATAACAAACACTTCACTTGTCTGATTAACCGATTCTCTGTGACTTACACTGTAAATTCTAAACTTATATTCTTCAGTATTATAATTCTCGTCTTTTGATATCTTTATTTCTATTGTTTCACTTCCATTCAATACTAATTTATTCATCAAACCTATCGAATCTGCTACAACTAAACTAGCAGTTCTGCATGGACTGAATATGTTGTCATACAAGTTAAGTTCTTGAAAGTGAGATGTTAGAGGTATGTTAGAAGCATAAGGACTTTTTAAAGTTATGCTGTCTATTCTAACCTGAGTGCTTTGTATTACAGACATGATATTTACAATGTTCTATTATTTGTCAACACCATAAATTCTTCCATCAATGGTCTAACGAATTCTTTTTTTAAAATTTTGATTGATCTTTTACTTTCATTTTCATCATACTCATAATCATAATATGTTTTTGATGATTTGGTAATATTCTTTACTATGGTATTTCCATCGGTTAGTGCTGGATCAATTACAGTTTGTCCAGTAATTAAAGTATCATAGGTATCAAAATCTATTTCCAATGTCTTAGAATTGGCATAATTATTATATGAAGTTTCAATCGTCTTGAAATATGAATGTATGTTTGATCTTGCCCAAGTTACTCCTGAAATATTTGTGTTAGCGGTATCCGCATATTGACTTGTAGCATACTTGTTTTCAACATATTTTATAAAAGCTCTATTTGACAAAGGCCAGTCATAAAACGGATCAACAATATTATTCATTGACAGTATAATCCAATGTCTTTCAGTTTCTCCATAAAACTTTTTTGACAATTGTTCTGGAGTTTCTCCGTCCATTATTGAATATTTGTAATAAACAGCAACATTGTTTTTAAACTGTTCTTCCAATGTAAATCTATTCATTAGATTTGTCACAACGTCAAAATAATTATCGTTGACGTTGTAATTTATTTTATTGAAGTATCTAAAATATTTTGCCATTTTTAATTAAGGAGTTGTTGATAATTGCCAATCTTGTAGCGTAGATTTAGAATGTACAATTGTTTCTTTAAATCTTAATGTCATTGTTGTTGCTACTGGAGTTCCAGCACCACCAAAGAATGAACTTCTTTGTTCGTTTTCATATGCAGCCCAACCATGAGGAGCATAATTTACGTCAATTGAAGTCAGAACACAACTTCCAAGTATTGGTAAATTTCCATTAGTGTCTCCTCTGTACATGAACTGTATGTCAAATAAGGAAGGTGGAACTAAAAAGAATCCTGCATCACCAACTTTAATCTCAGGTGCTGCATGAAATTTAAATAAGTTGATGATCTGTCCAACCTGTTTTGCTTCAGAAGTGCTTCTAGGATAAAAAGCAAAACTGAATGTAAATTCTCTCATGTTAGGAGAACTATAGATTAGTTCTAATTGCGGATTTACTACAGTATTTGTTGCAGCAGTAAATCCAACAGTTCCTATGTTTGAAGGTAAAGATTGTAGAGCTTGATACATGAAAGGAGACATGTTTTTGGTAATTGAATTATTGATTCCCTTACCTGCCATCAAGTCACTTATAATATTTGCTCCAGCAGTATACATTCCAAAGTTTGTGCTTACTTCACTATATGCTTGTGAATGTGCGAATTGTAAACTATCTGGCATATAGAGAGCTATACTATTTTTTATTTTTCTAACTCTGTTTAAGAAATTTTCTCCAGTAGTTTTACTATAATTTAAACTGTCCGTGAAGTTTTTAACACCAGTTATAATTTGTTCTGATATATCTCTTTTCTCTTGGTCAGTCCATCCTTTGGTAACACTGTTGAAGATTCCTGTCATCGATGAAGAATATTGTCCTAATGTTTTTACCAAAGCCGAAGCACCATCTTCTGCTGTTGTGAAGAAAGCTCCTGGAGAGTATGGTAATTTTTCTCGCATCCTTGCTGTAGAATTTGGAATATCATAGTTCGCAAGATCACCAATAGCAACTTCTCTTTGATTATATTCTTGAGCATATATTGTAAACAACATATGATGTGGAATTTCAGATGTTCCTAGTTCTAGTGGATATCTGTAAATTGAAGGATCAGAATTTTTTAGATTTTCTGCTCGATTCAATATGTAACTCTCACCTGGCGCTTCATTTTTTATTTGGATATCGGTCAGTCCGAATAATGCCATTACTACTCCTTTAAGGTTTACTAGATAGTATTTATGTCATATAAAGGAACATTTAAACCTAAAAATCCCTCAAAATACAATGGGGACGCAAACAACATAATCTACAGATCGCTATGGGAACTGAGGGTTATGAAGTATTTGGACGACCATCCTAAAGTCATCTGGTGGGCTTCTGAAGAACTTATTATACCATACTGGAATCCAATTGACAATAGAAAACATCGTTATTTTCCAGACTTTGTGGCTAAAATGCAAACAAAGGAAGGTGTC